GGCACCGACGATGGGTACGCCCGAAGTGTCAAGGATGCGTTGAATGTTGATGGTTTCGACGGCGGTGGAGGGATCGAGTTCACCGAATGCATGATCGATGTAGAATGAAAGGTTGTCCCCGACAATTCCTGCGAGATCGAGAAGGAGGCCCCCAAGGGATGCCTCCGAGAAGTCGCGTAGTCGATCGGGATAATATGTCCTCGCGTATTCTAGGAGTGTCGCGCGTAGTGAGTTAAAATCACGCGCAAGGTACTTGCGCTGACGCACAGTCTTTAAATCGTCACGTTGCAACGCCATGGTCACCCTTAAGTAGGACGTACGTTAGATCGCGTACAACGTTACTCGTGTCTTGCGGTTAAAGATGTTCAGGTTTGGGATGCTGAATGTGATTGTGATTGTCACCTGTGCGATGCCCGGCGTCTGCCTACCCGTGCGGTCGATCTCCGACAGGAAGTTGACGAGGTCGATGTAGGGCATCCACCGTTGGACTGCATTCTTGATGCGGGTGATGGCCTGTGAGTCAAAGTCATCGGGCGACGTTAGGTCGCTGAGCAGGGGTTTGAGATTGGCACCGAAGTCATAGAGGCCCAAGCGCTCGCCCCAGTTGGTCTGCAACAGGTTCCTGAAGTTGTCGACGACTTGGGTGCCGAGGTCGGTCGACGTCGCCAGCAGGTCGGTCGTCCCCAACATCAAGGGAGTGACGATGCCGATGACGGGCAGCGTGACGGCCAACTTATTGGCTTGCTGCGTCGCCTGGGTGATGCCTGATGACTTGAAGTTGTAGGTACCCATGGTGATCAGGTGATCGTTCCAACGCCAGTGACAGGGCCTCCTGCTGCGCCCGGAGGGGCGATCAGTGCGGTGGGCAATACGAGGGCTTGGGCGACGATGACGGTGAAGATCTGACCCACGACAGTCTTCCACTTGTCGAGCGCCTCCGACTGTACGTCAGACGGAATGTTGAGGGCGGCGACGATGGCTTGAGCACACTGCGCCGCGGCGGCATCATTGAGGGGCATGATCTGTAACTACCTTTCGCATCGTCATCACAAGAGAAGAATTTTCGTTGCGAACTCGCCATTAGTGGCGCCCGCGCCGTGCGAGCCGCCCATGCTGTCGACGATGGGTGCAGCCGTCACTTGACCCGAGCCGTCGCCGTTGCCGGTGATGGCCTTTGAACACAGGACGCTCAAGTTGGCACCGTCGCCGCCCAATTTGATGACGCCCTTCTTGGCGGGAGTGAAGACAATGTCGCCGTTGGTCCTGACGATGACAGACGCACAGTTATCGGGGTTAGCGTCAGGATCCTTGACGTTGCCATCGGCGTCCTTTTCCGTCGCCCCCATCACCAGGATGACCACGTCGTGCCGGGCGATCAACCTGATCTTGTCGGTCTTGACGCCTAGGGCACCCTCACCTGAACCATCATTGATTGCCGTCGCCGAAGAGTGTGCAGCTACCACGCTGTCGATGCCGAATTTGGCGTCGGGCTTGGCTTTCTGTGACAGCAGGACTCGCGTCCTGTCGTTCTTGAAATCAACGTCGCCCTCTTGGCCCGTCAAGTCCTTCTTCGATTTTCCTAACTCCTTGCGACCCAATTCATTGACTTCGGCCTTACCCGCCGTCAATGGAGTCTGCCCGCGGCCCACTACCACATCGATGGCCCCTGCTCCGCCCCTGATGTCACCAGCACATGGTTTGGGTACCATTCCCTGGTTGGGATCCGATGAATAATCTGAGATGGGCCCGGTGCGATCGGTACCCAGAATGATCAACGTGTTGTTGCTGCCTTCGAAGGCAATTTCATCGGGGCGTTTGCGGTATCGAGGCACCGCTTCGTACTGAATGATCTGTGAAGCATCGGACGTCGTCAACACCTTCTTGTAGGCATCGGGATCATCAGGTAGCGTCGCCGTCGATGGAATTGCATAGCGGTCGCCGTCCTTACTATTGACGACGCCATTCTTGAATTCATACTTGGGATCGTCGGTGCCATTAAAGACGTCGCTGAGGCCGGGCAAAAAAGATTGGTCGTGCTGTCGATCGGCGTGGGTGTAATTAAGATCCTCGACAAAGTTGGGTTGCACGATGCGACAGAACCAGTACCCGAGCTCATTGGACTTGGCATCAGAGTGTTCAAACATCCCCCAAACGTGCTCTCCTGGTTTGGCAGGAAAGGCGAGGTGTGGCGGGAAAAACGGGTACAATACCATCACCTTTTCACTGGCGCCTGAGTCACCTCCCATCACCCGGCGCGCGATGATCGAATTTCTCGGAGCGACGGTCGCGTATTGGATGTTGGCGACCTTTAGATCGTGTTCGTAGTGCGATAGCTTGGTGCCATCGAGCGTTGCCGGGTCGCTGATGACATCGAGAATGACAAAGCGTAGGAAGATCGGAAAGCCCCCGGGTGCATGGTCGTACGCCGCCTTACGCCGCAGCACGTCGTCGGCGTTGCCTTCGGTGATGTGCTTGACCATCTCAAGCGCGTCATACTTGTTACCGGGCACCGGGTGACCTCACCTCGATACGTAACCTACGCACGTGGATCACGCCCCTTTGTTGATGCGATCGAACAGGTCGTCGGCGTCTAGCTCATTGTCCTTGCGTTCGGCTTGGGCGACGAGATCGGCGAGCTTGATCAGCTGGTCGTTGGCTTTTGCCATGCGTTCAATGCAGCTCGTCAGCGTTTTAGCGTGGACGGCGTATTCAGTGCTGGTGCTAGTGCTTTTGGCGTTGATCAGGTTGAAGACCTGCTTGAAGACGATGAAACTGTTCTGTCGATCGCTGATCGCGTTCTCATAGATGTTCTTCCATAACTCACGTTTCTTGTCGCTGAGGTTCTCAATGTCCTTGAGTAGGTCACTGAAGTCACGAATTTTTGCCTCAAAGTCACGTTCGGAAATTTCAACAATGGACGTAGGATTAGGATCAGTCATGACAATACTTAGGTGTAGGTGGATGTCAAAACAGCTTGAACTTTGGATCGAGCTTGAACCGACGGTACTGCTTCTTGATCGCCTGCAGTGTCGTTGTCAATTGCTTGGGTGATAGCCCACTTAGTTCACGCATGTAGAGCAGGATGGCACTCTTGCTCAACAGGTCAATGTCATCAATATTCTCGAAGATGGTAATAATGCTGTTGATGCACGCGAGTTCATTCTCCGACTTCACCTTGCTGCGGATCTCATATAGCAGACCCACCATCGCGTGCACCGACGATTGATTTTCAAGCACCACATCTTGACCCGGGATAGTGCAGTGATCCTCAACAATGCGCTGTTCATTGGCTGACAGTGCTTCGGGATCGTCGAGGCTGACCGAACGGCGTACGCGTTGATTCTTCTGCTTCGTCTTGATGATGAGCCAGTTCTTTGAAACTACATTGAAGTATGAGAACGCGTTAGTTCCTCTGGTCGAGTCAAACTTATGTAGCGTCTCGAACAGGAAGTTGATGCAGTCGTTCTTCAGGTCATCGTAGGTGTCGTGCAGTGAAGTGAACTTATGGATGTTGATCAGGTTCTCAACCAACTTCTGGAATGCCGGCAAGATGCTGGTGACGTAAAGCCTGTCTCGTTCCTTCTTGTCGCCGGCCTTGTCGGCGATCTGAAAGGCGACAATGGCGGCCTGCGTGCCAGCATTGAAGTACATGCGGGCGGCCTTGGCGGCCGCCTTCTGCTCGGGCGTCAAGGGAGGTGTAGCAGGTTGAGGTTCGACGATCATTGGATTGTGACCTTTGACGGCGACAACATTCTTACGCTTCATTGATCACCGGTTGAAAGGCCATGTTAGTTGATCTTACACCACATCGTCAGTCGTGGCCCCGGAACCGCCATAGGCCACGACCTTGCTGGCGACTGCCAACACGCTGTTGCGTGCCAGCTTGATGTCATGGATGACGTCTTGGATGACAGGTTCATCGCTGAGGACCGGGATTGCCGCGTGGTGAGCCAGCCGCGCGTAACAGTGATCGAGCACGTCGAGTGATTCTTCAATCTGATCGACGAGCTCTTCACGTTGGTCGCTCAATGCTAGGTTCTGCCTCACCGTCACCAGGTTCAACCAGGCTGAGCCCAACAGTAACAACGTGACAATGATGGCCCATGCCCACAGCATCAGATGTACTCCTTGAGGGCGGCGTCGTACTGCTTGCAGATTGCACTGAGGCTGTACTTCTCCAACAACACTGGTGCCAGTTCAGTCGCCCACTGCTTGGGAATGGTGGGGCTCTGCCTGAACTTCAACACGCGCTTCTTCACATCTTCCTCACTGGCGTTGGCCCATCGGGCGCCCTTGACGAAGATCTTGTTATCGATGCGGCTCGCGTGAACTTCGGCCAACTGGTAGTAGATGCTGACGTACTTGCCGTGCTTCATGAAGTCAAGGTGACCTGACCAGCCCGTGGCAATGACGGGTAGGCCCGACGCCGCGGCTTCGAGGATGGGGAGGCCATAGCCCTCGCCCCGCGTCAGAGTGACCAGTGCCTTGACCTTCGGGTGCTTGTACAGTGCAGCGACCTCACCGTCGGTCATGTCGCCGTGAAGCAGGTAGGCCTTGGGAAACTTGTTGCCTCGCCGTGACTCATTGATGACGCCCGTCAATAGGTTCTTCGTCAGACCGCGATCAATGAGGCTATTCTTACCGACGTTGGTCTTGAGGATGATGCCTACTTCGGCATCATCCTTGAACGTTTCACACAGCCACTTGATGGTGTAGAAGATGTTCTTGCGATCGCTCTCGGCGTTGGCGCCCGTCAGCTGGCCAAAGACCAAGAAGTTGAAGGGGGTGTCAAAGTCGAGCGCCAAGTCAATCGGAGGTTCGCTGATGGCGGTGCTGTAGGCCTCAGGAATGACGTAGAGGGGCCGCGTCACCGTGCCCGAATTGGTCAAGCACGCCTTGGTGTGCTGTGACGGGACGACGACAGCAGTCATCTTGTTACATGCGGCGACCCACTCGGGATTGCAGCGGTCGGTCTCGACGCCGGCGGTGATGCCGATGTTGATGGGGGCAAGGGTGGGATCCCATTCATTGGGAAGTTGCAATTGCACCGTGACGTCGGCCTTGGTGTCGAAGGGCACGCTGCGCTGCATGATCTGTCCGACGAGGCCTCCGTGAAGCTCGGCGTCAATGAGCCAGGGTGTGTCTCCCCATGGCAGAGTACCAAACTTGACGTCAAGATCAGGACGAGACAGGAGCCACTTCGCCAGCTGGCGCGCGTGCACCCCGTAACCCGATTGTGTCAGTGAGGGTCCGCGAAGGAGGACGGTTTTCATAGCTCCACCTTACTCCACCTCGCCGGCCGCTTGCCCGCTTTCCACTCACTGACCAACTTAGTCAGTGACGTATCCCAATTAACAATCATCTGGTTGATGTTGTAGTCCCTAAAGGCATGTGCTCGGCACTTGATGCCTAAGGCGTCACGGCCCTCGGCACCCATGTCGTACACTGTCATGAAGGCCTTGGCCAGCGTTTCATGTGAACAGAAGTCCTCAAAGATGTAGGGCACAAGTTGATTGCCCACTAGCGTCTTGACCTCAGGTTCAATGGCCACTCCGTACTGCTCCCCCGTCTGATAGTCCTCGACCTGTCGCGTCAGGCCACCCGTCTTCAGTGCAATGATGGGCTTACCTGCCATCTTGGCCTCGAGGATGGGTAGGCCAAAGCCTTCATTGCAGCTACGATTGACGACGGTGTCACAGACGTTGTAGAGGGCGTTCATCTCCGGGAAGCCGATGCGATCCTTCGAGAAGATGACGTGGTTGCGCAGGTGTAGCATGTCGATGACGTGGTGCAGGTTCGGGCCCTCAGGATCGAGGGGATCAGAGTGGCACACAAATGACGCCTTGCGGTGACCTTCCTTCTTCTCAAGCGCGTCGAGGAACTGCTTGAAGGAGACGATGATGTCGGACGGCACCTTGCGGCGTGCATTGCGGCTGACGAACAACACGGTGAAGTGATCGAGCCTGTCCTTACCCAGGACCAATTCCTTCAAGCGTGCCTTCTCGGAGGCGGGCAGTGGGAAGAAGATGTTGTCGGGGACGGCGTGCGGGATGTAGTTGGTCTTGTCGGGAAAGCGCTGGTGGACCATGTCGTAGGTCGGGTAGTTGATGCAATTGACGAGGTCGATTGACTCGTAGATGACGCGATTGAACTCGGGCCACGGGGGATTGTCCCATAGGTGATTGTAGGCGATCGGACAGAGTTGGTGGATTTCGTCCTCAATCTCCCACACGTGCATGAAGAATCGTGGGTCAGTGAAAAGTAGTAACACATCGGGTCGTTCAACTGCAAGTACTTGTCGTAGGATGTTCTTGTTACCAAAGCCATCAATGGGTTTGATGATGAAGTCATCGCTGACTTTGATGGTGTCGTAATTCTCGTGCTTGACGGCACCCCCGAATACTTTGAAGCTGTACTTGCCGGTGTTGATGAGGCCTTGCGCGAGCCAACGGGACTGCGTTCCGACGCCCGAAGTAGACAACGGGTGATCTGCGAGCATCAGGATCTTCGTCTTCTGTTGTGTCATTGCGGCCCAAGACCTTTCGTGATCAGCATCATACTCAACTCTAATCCTGTTGTGCAGGTATTGATCTACGTACAGTGCGGCGTCTGGTAAAATTGACAGAACGTACAACTGGCCCGATTCTTCTTCGTCACCCCCGCCTTGATGCTAGTCAGCATGTTGTTGACGACCTGCAGCGACCGCCTCGTCGTCACTTCCCCCACTGACACCGAGAACAATTCGCAGCGCGCGCCGGCCTTAGCAGTCCGCTTCAACAGAACGAAGCCACACCTGACGTCCTTGGGATCTGTCCCCGTCTTGATCGACCAATAGTTCTTGTAGAGGATGATCTGCGCCTTGACCATGTCGTCTTCTTTCTTCTCGCGCTTCCACCCCCAGCCACACGTCTTCCAGTCGAGCAACCAGACCAGTCGCTTCTTGAACGGTCCATCACACAGGATGACGCCGTCAATGTAACCCTTGAAGGCATGCGGGTGGCCCTCGATGGGTTCATAGAGGTAGTGCTCGGCGTCGATGAACTCCCAATTCTTGAACGTCGCATCGAGCCACGCAGGTACTTCGGGCAGGATCGCCAATCCCTCCTTGCCGAACTGCGTGAAGGCATCGGTGGTGTAGTCACCAGGCAATCGGACGGCGTGCTCGGTCCACAGCTCTTTCAACTTGTCGAGAAAGATGCGCTTGACCATCTTGCGGGTGCGGAGGTAGTGCTCGCAGGCCGCGTGCATCGCCGTGCCGAAGTCCATGTGGACGCTGGGTAGATCGGCATCGATGTGGTCAATGTGCTGCAACTTGTGACGGTAACTGCATTCCGCCCAACCCTTGACTTCGCTGAAGGACACGTGCAGCTTACCCGTGGGCAATAACTCGAAACGCGACGGATCAATCGTTTCAGGTACCGCGCCGTCTGCACCAGCGACGATGTCCTCTGGTTCACTCATCCCATGATCTTATGCCACGTGCACGTCGAGTTCAACGGCCGCAGAACAGGCCTTCTCGCTGCATTGCTGCCAGGCAACGGTCGACAGCACCGGGCTCGCCGCCACGCTTGTTGGCCTCCTCGAGACGCTCGGCACAGCGTTGGAGGTGTTGTGCCTTGATGCCGTTGAGCAGGCCCGTCACCCACCACTTGTTGATGAGTTCAGATCGTTCTGTTGTCATGCGCTCCCGGAGGGATTCGGACCCTCGCACATCCGGTTGAAATCGGACTGCTCTGCCACTGAGCTACGGGAGCAGTGATCTATGGCTTTCGAACGATGAGACTTGCTCGCGCCGCATTGCGCCGGAGGAGCTCTGCATAGAACTCCTTCTTCTGTGATCGCCATTCATCTAGATAGACGCGCTCTTCTGCAGGACGCCATGGGTTGACGTCCTCACCCGGTGATATGTAGTCGCTGGTCGTCGGTGGGTGCTTGAACTGCGCGAACAACCAGTCGAGGCACCACTCGCACAGCGAGAAGGTGTATGACGTCGAGTCGTCGAGTGCGCCACAGCCATTGCCCGGCGTCGAGTCGTAGCCCCCACTGACGGTGCAGTTGATGAGGCCCATGGGTGATAGGGCATTGTCGGCGTGGTGCGGTGCCGCGCAGGCTTCCCCACACAGGTTGCAGGGAGGTAGGGGCTTGGTGGGCAGCAGTTGTTTGTCGTCGCTCATTCGTAAAGTCCATATCCCCCGATGTTGATGTTCGGGCTTTCGTCTTCAGTGACCTTGTACTTGAAGTCAGGATTGCCTAATTGGGCGATGCGAAGCCAGAGCTCGGCGAACGCCCCACCGTTGTAGTCAAACGAGAGGTTCTCATCAAGCACCTCGACGAAGTCATTGGGATCGATACCTGCCGCCTTGAGCTTCTCAGCAATTTCGGCAGGCATTGCCATGTCTTCATAGTCAGCACACACATCGTCGGTCAAGTTGAACCCGACCTTCTCACAACCCTTCTTGTACGCCTTCACGACGTCCTTCTTCTCGAGGTTGCTGATGATGGTCACAGTATCAGTCCTGGAGTGACCATCGTGTGAATAATCACCCAACACTAGGTTGATCGTGTGCTGTAATTCCGGGTCCTTGCTCACGCCAGCTCCTTCAGGGCCAGCGGCAGGCCCCTGCACAGTTCGACCGCCTTCGGGTGAGGTTCGATCGCAATGGCGGTGATCTCGCCACCCACATCGGGCTCCCGAAACACCGACCACCTGAGGCCGTGATCCTTGGCCCGAGCGATCAGCCGCATCAGCTCGACCTCGTCGTCGACCGACAGCCACGCCAAGAAGTTAGAGTTGGTGAACCACTCGGCATCGAGGTCGGGATGGTCAGCGGTGAACTGGCGCAGGGCGTGCTGCGACTGCACCCCTTGGTAACCGGGAGCGATGTCCCTCCGGGTGACGACGAACAACTTATCGCCTTCCTTGATGGCAGTCACCTTGCTGCTCCCATGATTTTTTCGAGCAGCCTCACGACGCTCTGGCCGACGCTTTGATATGGTGTAGTCGCTGTTCGATCGGAGGTAGACTGAGGAGTCTGCGCGAGACACGGGGTTGGCTGCATAGGCGGCGGTGTCGCGGGCGACATTGCAGACGACGCAATCACAGTTAGGACGGTGGGCTTTTGCGAAGCGGGCAGCGAGCCCGCGGTCAATGATGCAGTCATCGCAGTCGCACTCGGCGAGGTGGAAGCCGGGAACTTTTCGATGACCCACTGGGGTGGCTTGGTGCCGCCCTGCTTCACCCACCTGCCCACGCCCCCGTCGAGCAGTTGCTTGACCATCTCGAGGTCGTACCTCACGTACCCTCTTTTTGAGTCCCACATGTTGTGTTGGTTGATGATGTCGAGCACGTACTGTGCTTTTGGCTTGTTGTTTGCTGCGCATTGTTCAATGTTGTAGTAGGGGACGCCTCGGAGAAAGCCATAGGCGATCAGGTGATGTCGACAGTGAACGCCCAACGCTCGCTTGGTGTTCCACAGGTCGTTCTTGCGTTTGCCTGCAGCCTTGTGAATGCGTGATGAGATGGTGAAACCCGTGGCTTGAAGACCACGAATTTTGGCCCGTAGGACTTGGAGACCGATGTGATGTGCCATGATGTGAACCTCTTGTTTGAACTCTCGAGTGACGGTGCTTCAACGTGTGAGTTGGAGAAACCGTCCCGAGGGAGGTCCACGTGCCCTAGGTGCCGCGCATTCAGCCGCCGAGCGTGGCGCTACGTCGTGTCTTGATACCCATCTTCATGTGAATAACTATACGGTCAACGGTGTTGATGTACAGGTCCGCTAATGCTGATGATGTCGGAGCGAAAAGCGCCGTCAGCTAGCGGTGGATCACGGTCATTGCTGCGCTTCAACTCGTCCTTGAGCCACTGCCAACCGTGCAACTGCACCACGGGTTCATACGGGCTGGGGTCGAGGATCAGGTAGCCCCGCCGATCGCGTGCTAGGCAGGCGATCCAGTGGCCCCCACCGTCGGCACCGTTGACATTGAAGATCAGCGCCTCACCCCGGGCCAACGCCTCGTCGATGTGACGTTTGGCACCGGCAATGGTGGGTACAATGACGTAGTGGGCTCCAACGTTCAGCCTCATCGCCGCGAGCTCCAGGTGACGGTTGGTGGTACCCCGGCGGGTGGCCATGGCATGCCGTGCCACTTCATAGGGGTCGATGTCAACGCCCCACTTCAACAGGCAGTAGCGCAGCGACCAGGGCCCACATCCCCACTTGTTGGGCTGGGGCTTGATGACGTGGCCGGCGATGCGGAGCGGCTTCTCGGGAGTGCCGCCACCGACGTGGTCGTACAGCTCCACGATGAAGGCGTTCATCAGACAATGCTCCGCATCCAGGGTGGCGGAGGATCGATGCGGGCCCCGGCGAAATATGTCGCGGGAGAGCTGATCATCTTCGTCATCATGCCGCACAGTTCGTTGTCGATCTGACACGAGTACAGGCCGTTCTGCAACTCCTGCGCGCTGTACGTCGCCTGCCTGACGTGGTGACGGGCATTGCAGAGGTCGAAGTCGGCGTAGTGAATGTGGAAGTTGTAGAGGCGCTTGGCGTCGCCCTGTTGGTCGCCCCCACCCATGATGCGTTTGCCCCCGTTGACGCCGACGAGGTCGTGCCAGCCGCGCCCCCACGTGGGCACCACCTTCCATAGGAAGGAGTTATCGAACTGTGGGCACCTGATGAAGGTGCTGCGCTGTGCCAGCAGCTTGCCACGGGCCGGGTCAAAGGCGGGCTCGGTGAGGGTGTTGTGGGTGACGTTGTAGCACGTCAGGAAGCGGTAGGGGTCGACACTGTTCTGCACGAAATCATCGACGTACTTACCGAGGTCACAAGCGTGTTGGGGGCCGGGCACGATGACGTCGTCGGGCGACTCGCCGAACAGCACACAGTCATAGTCCTCGAGCAGGCGAGCGATGATGTTGACGATGTAGACGTTGTTCTTGCCGAATTCGACGGCTCCCGGAGCGACGACGGTCAGGCTGACACCGGCCTGCGTGCACAGGTCGTTGGTAGCGTCGAGCGAGCCGTCGGAGTGGACGTGGAGGTCGCGGGGTTCGAAGAATTGCGAGTAGTGTGGAAGCCAGAATCGCTCGAGGAACAGTGCCTCCGACTTGACCTTGGCGAGCACAGCACAGCGTCGTTTCATGGGGCCTCCTTGTTGGCGCGATCGAGGTCAGCGACGGTGTCGATCGCCGTCCACTTGGTCGGAAACACCGACGATACCTGCAACGCCCAGTGGTTGATCAGTTCCCGCCACACGTCGTAGAAGTCGGCAGAGCGCCATGTCAGCGCCTTGACGCGGGCCGGATTGATGATCTGAATGCCCGAGCAATAGACGTCGGTCGGTTCGGTGCGGCTGATCTTGCTCACGTAACCGGGAGTGTCATGGAAGATGTAGTCGCCCGCTAGGCCCTCGACGGGCCGCGCCGGCACCAACATGCACAGTGGCTGGCCCCGGCGAAAGTAGTCGATCTCCAACTCGGGTAGGTTGATGTCGGTGACGTTGTCGCACGTCAACACCAGGGTGGGTTCGTCGAGGTAACCCAGAACGCTGTTGTGAATCCACCACGAGTTGGAGTGACCCGCAGTATTGACGACGGAGCTGATGCCCATGTCGATGACGTAGCGGCCCACCTCGCCCCCGCGGTAGCCTACGGTGACATGGACATTGGGCACCTGCTGCTTCACCTTGGCAATGCCGTGCCCAATCAAGGTGGTGTCGAGGTAGGGTGCCATGGGCTTGGCGGTGTGCTGCGTCAACGGCATCATCCGCTGGCCCCGACCCGCTGCCATGATGACGACGTGGTTGATCTTCACGGTAGCGCCGGTTGGTCGGTGAGCAGGGTGCGAATCTCGGCATGTGTCAACTTCACTGCGTTGGCCGACGAAGGGGCATGGACCAGCGGAAAGCCGGTGGGCGGTACGTGCAAGCCGATGACGTAGTACTTGCGAGCGTCCAAGATGACTTCACGGGCCCGTGACAGCTCAACATCATTGACCAAGCATTCATCGTCAGCATCGCCTGGCCGCGATTCTCCTTGCACCCAAGCACCTCCGAATAGTTCCGTCCATACGTTGAGTACGTCGCAGACCTGCGCTGCCTTCATAGGCTGCGACAACACGGTTCCACGCAGTTGTTCAATGTGACCGATGCAGGTAGTGACCAAGTTGACGGCATCGTCAACGGTGAAGAAGAAGCGACGCATCTTGGGACCTGTCGACACTACGTTGGCACCCATCGCTCGCCACGCGTGAAAAACCGATCCCGTCGACCATACCACGTTGCCGTACCGTACACAGGCAAAACGGGTCGGCGTCGGGTGCGTGTCAAGGCCACAAAACAACCGTTCCATAGCCGCTTTTGACAGGCCGTAGGTGCTAGTGAGTGGCCGCGACGCTTTGTCAGTTGACACTCCGATGACCAATTCGGTGCCGAAGTTGAGCGCAGTCCGTGCGACGTTCTGTGAACCCACGATGTTGACGTCTAAGCACTCCAACGGATGACGTTCTGACCAATCGACGTACTTGGTCGCCGCCGCATGTATGACGATGTTAGGTTTGATCTCATTGAAAACGTCACGAACCGAGTTGACATTGACGACGTCGAGTGGGTAGGCATCGCAGCCCGTCTGGCCTTCGGCCTTGCGTAGAGCCGCATTGTTACGACTGCCCAACACCACGTGATAATGGTCCTTCAAGGCCATGGCAAGGTTCCTGCCCAGGAACCCTGATCCACCGGTGATGAGGAGAGTCTTCATACACCAACCATACTACTCGAACACGTGGTGTTTAAGGGCGACCCACCAACACGTAGGGATGTGCAGCGTCGCCCTGTTCGAGCAACCGCAGGCCATTCGCCAACAAGAATGGAATGGCGGTACCGCCCTTGCCTTCATAGGTGCCGTCGGCACCCGGGTGGGTGTCATCGAAGAGGACGAAGGCCGTCGTGTGCAGCTTAGGGAGCAATGCCTGCGCCTGCTTCAGGTGGGCGAGCTGTGAATTGACGTTGGTGCGTTCAATGCCGTGGACGTCGCGGTAGCGTGCGGCTTGAGCCAGCACCTTGGGTACGTTCTCGACGCCAGGAGAACACCAGTCGAAGTTGTCGAGGTAGGCAAAGGCGATGGGCTTGCCGGTGAACAGCGTCAGGAAGTCCTCACCCTTCGCACAGACGGCGTTGGTAGTCAGCGTCTTGCCCCACGTGACGACGACAGGATCGAGGTCACAGGTATAGAAGTCGATGCCGCGTGCTTTGCAGAAGGCGTCGAGGTAGCGAGTGGAGCCCTCACCGCGACCCTGGTGCTCAGTGCCGATCTCGATGACAGAGACGCCAGTGATGTTGGCGAGGCACTCATCGATGAGTGTGAATTTAGCAGCTCCCATCGTCGCTCCACAACAACAAGAGCCGTCCACGCGCTTTTGAGGCACAATCGGCATACACTCGTTGTGGATCACTGTCTCGAGACCCAACAACCGCAGTGACAGCGATGCAACTGGGTCGAGATTCACTGCTTAAGCCCGGGTGAGCATAGTTGGCAATGTCACTGATTACCTGCAATGTTTGCACGTCGTCATTAGCAATGTGCAACACAACCTCAACACGTGACCTATCCGTGCACGCATTGCAGAGCCCATACAGTGACTTCAACAGTTGTTGAGGACGGTCACGAGTGGGCACTATGAGGGAGACTTGAGGTGTGTTCATTGTAGCTCCAGACATCAGTTCAATCCTACTCTAACACACGTGATTGATCAAGTGACATCTTTTAACGGCAAATGCCCGATCCCTTTCGAGATCGGGCACACCGAGACAAGTCGTTGAGTTTAGTTGCAGAGTGGTTGAAATGGGCCACCCGTGCCCGTGATGATCAGTGCGAGGCCGTTAGCACTATACGTGAACACGTAACCACCAGATGAAACAGGACACTGGTAATCAAGGGGATTCGCATCGTTCGAATTGTAGCTGCACGTAGTGCAGTTGGTGATGCCACCAACAGTGGCACATACTTGCCCGTTGTTGATGGTATATGTCCATGGACCACCGGTCCATGCCGTGCCAGTCTGATACACGTTCGATACATCCATGGTGTGATCACATGACACAGGCGTGTATGAAGCGTCTACCGTCACCTCGTTAAAGGTGAAGGTGAACGTCTGGTACGCGGGCACCCCCGACACCACGTTCTGGAGAATGACAGTCGACGTCCATGGCAACCCGCCACCAATCAGTGCCGATGCAGGAAGGGTGCCCGCGAAGGATGCGGACGTTCCCGTGTTGAAAGCGTAGTCGTCTTGCGCGAAGGTGCCGACGGACAACTGTGTCACGACGTAAAGTTGCGCCGGTGTGGAGCCGTCAGTGAAGACGGCGTTGCCGATCAATTGTATGACGCCGCCGTCGATGGCCTGTTCACTGATCGACGAGGTGTCGACGGTGTAGTCAGGGGCGAGGACGGCAGTCGACGACGAGGTGCTCGACACCACGACGTTGTTGATGTTGACGGTGTCAGTCACCGTCGTCGGGTTGGAGCTATAGACGATGGTCACCGTGAAGTCGTTCGAGAAAGTCGACTCCGACAATTCGGCGTTGGCATCGAAGGCGCCGAACGACACCGGAGATGACAGGAACGAGGCACCGAGTGAAATGTTGCCGGCATAATAGTTACTGCCGTCGTAGAGGTAGGTGATCGTCAGTGAACATGACGGGTCGTTGAGCTCGACCGACAGCGTCGCCGGGACGACGGATGACACTTCGAGGGGCAGTGACCACTGACCTGAACGAGCGGCACAGCCGACATAGTTGCCGTAGACGGCGTCGAGGGTGATGTGGCTCGGACCAGTGCTGTCGGCAGAAGCGATTGCGTGAACGACTTCGGCATGCGAGTTTGGCCCACAGGCGGCGAGCACCGCCACGAGGGTGAAGAGGATGACTTGCTTGATCGAGTTCGACATGATGAGTGGCTCCTTGGGGGACGTGAGGGCAATCCTCACCTTTCCCGAGCACCCATCCTACCTCAAACAGTCGCTAGTTTTCACTGCTTCTTGCTCACCGCTCGACCCGCCATTTTCTCCCAATCACGGTGTTCTTCAGGAATCACTTCGAGGTTTTTCCGCCACACCGCTTCCATGACAATTGGCTTGACATCATGCTGCTTTGCGACAGCAATGAGGGCATTCAGATCCTTCGGGAAACAATGCCCGCGTGCGCCAGGAATGCCATCATGACCTGGTGTGTCCATGTGTGTGCTACCCAGACGCTTGTCATACTTTGCATACTCAACAACTTTGTCAACATCAACATCAAGCCCGCTTTTATCAAGTGCATTGCAAATCTGCGCAAGTTCACAACTCAAGACGACGCGCACTGCCAAGTGAATGTTGGTATAGTACTTGACAAGTTCGCTGGTAGTGCTCGATGTCTTGATGATGGGCACGTTCGGGAAAGTTGACTGAAAGATCCGTTTGACGTCGTTGATCCAGGGTCGTGGTCCGCCCAAGACAATGCGACTTTGATTACGCATGTCATTGAGTGCATTGGCCTCGGTCAAAAACTCCGGACAGTGAATCACGTGGAGGCCCGTGCCCTCGAATTGCTTGTTCCACCGCTCCGTCGACCCGGGCGGCACCGTCGACTTGATGACAGCAATGCGGTCGACACCACCTGCAACCGCTAGTTCTTTCAGCGCTCCCTCGACGATTGATGTATCACAGCTACCATCTTCATACATCGGCGTCGGCACGCAGACGAAGTAGACGTGTGAGAAACCGTCGATGCGACTGCACGACTGCACCAGCTCGTTGACCGACCTGACGTCTTCCGCGCTGCAATCACCAGCCATCCGGGTGATTCGCGCTGGTGTTGCCCCGTGGGCCAACTTGCCCGCCTTATCGTAGACGTAGGCGGTGAGGCCCCGTTCGGCCAACACAGTCGTCAATGAACCCCCAACGAAACCTTGCCCAATTACCGCAACGCTCTTCGCACTCTTCATGCGACGATCATACCCCGCTCCACAACCAATGTTTCTGCTCCCACAGCCATTCGCCAATGCCCTGGCGATCTCGCAGCTTCATCCAGTCGTCCCTGTGTTCGATGAAGTCCGCATACGTCATGTCGTCCATCGACTTGCCCGTGGTGATCGTGTCGGGGTTCGCACCCACCCGAATCAGGCCCGAGCCAAAGTCCCAATCGGCGGTGACCATGTCGAGGTCACCGCGCTGGCGCAGCTCGGCGAAGACGCGCCATGCCGAGCCACACTTGACGTTGAGCAGGCTCTCGTGCTGTGCCGTCGGTGGGCTACAGTCATGGAGGATCAGGGTACCTCCGGGGGCCAAGCACGCCAGCGCATTCACTGCATCGCTCATCGCCTGTGCGTGGCGGTGATCACCGTCGATGAACACCGCATCGAACTTGTCGGTGTTCTGCGCGAAGAAGGCGTCCGACGTCATCCGGTGGGTGCCGCCCTCGATCATGTCAACGCCGACCTTGCGGGCACACTTGACAGCGTCGAAGGTCTCATTCTTGCGGCAACCGATCTCGAGGTAGCTGGCGTGCTCAAAGAAGTCAACGACCAGCACGATGAGGTCGGTGCGGTTGCGGCACGCGTCGGCGCGGGTGAACAATTGATCGTAGATCACGGCGGCGCGCTCGCTTGTTGTGCCGCCCACAGTGCCTTCAACTTGGCATTGTCAGTGGCAATGGCCTGTAGCAGTTCGGGTTGCCTCCACATGCCCTTCGTCGTGGGCCACCACTGCTTCGCCTCCATGCTGGTCTTGTCACCCGCGGCGATCAGCTCCAGTCCCACGTGCTTGACGGTGATCGCCGAGTCGCGGAAGACCTGAGGCAGGTCCTTGAGCACCTCAATGACGTAGGTGTCGTTGTGGGCCGACAGCGAGAAGTGGCCCAATGCCTCCCAGTACGAGCGGTGGACGATCGGGAATAGGTAGCTGTCGCGGCCCCGCGAGTCGACGAGGCCCGACTTGACGTAGCACAGCCTGCCGTCGTCGTGTTTGGCCAGCTCGGCGTCCCAAGCCGGTGTCAGCATCAGCGCATCGTCGTTCCACAGGAACAAGAAGCGTCCCTGTGCAATCTCACACAGGCGGTTGTAGTACAGGTGCAGGTCGGCGTAACCATTGCCCCTCGGGCCCACCACGACCGACACGTGAAACTTGCAGCGCACCGACCTGAGGCAATCAATCGTCGGCCGATCATCATCGTCGGCCCTCACCAGCACCTCGACGTCGGCCGCATTGGTGACGGTCTGCTCCAACGACGCCAACGACGCCTTGAGCTGGTCAACGCGGCCGCGACTGGGCAGCATCACTGACACCAGGCGGGTGCCGCTCACTTGGGGCCCTCACCCAACCTGATGACGGTGACACCCGGTCGATCGGACACGTAGCGGTGTGGGTCGATGACGGTGCTGTCCGGTGGATAGGGCCAGTCGGCGAAGACCTGGTGGCGAGTGCCGATGAAGTAGACGCCAGCGTCGGTGATGGGTGCGGCACCGTCGACGATGGGATCGACCATGGTGACGTGGACGCCGCGCTCGCGCAATACGCTCTGGAGCAGGCGAGAGGGGCTGCCTGTCACCAGGTTTGTCTCGGGCTTGAAGGCCTTGCCCATGATGTAGACGGGTGCCGAATTGAGGTGCCCGGCATTGAAGTCGGCGATCGCCTCCTCGACCAGGTCGGCGAACCAATCGGTCTGCTTCTCACGCGACAGCATGACGGCCTCGAAGAAGTCGAAGCCCATGTCGACCCTGCGGGCCAACCACGACAGGGCGATGTTGTCGCGCGGGTGGCAGCCCCCGCCGTCGCCCATGCCCGCTGTCATGTAGCGTGGACTGATCAGGCGTTCGTCGGCCAGTTTCAAGGCGTCGGTGACGGCGTCGACGTCGCAGCCCGTCTTGTGACACACCTCCATCAGGGTGTTGACGAAGGCCAGCTTGGTGCTGATGAAGGTGTTGTAGGCGACCTTGATCATCTCGGCGTTGTTGATCGTCGTCCGGTAGAAGGGCCGCTGGTGGATCGTCTTGTAGAACTGCTCGGCGAGCTGTGCGGTGTTGGGGTCATCGACGCCGAAGAGGACGAACTCCGGGTGAGTGAAGTCGTAGATCGTCGTGCCCATCGCGATGAAGGCGGGATTATAGCATAGCTTGATACCAGGATCAAGGAGTGGCCTGATTTCCCGCTCGATAGTACCAGGTAGAACGGTTGAGATGATGACGACGTTAGCCTCGGCCTTATGTCCATAAAGGCGATTGGTGTTGAGTGTGTTTGAGATCAGTTTCACCGCCTCCTTGAGGTAGGAGTAGTCGAAGTCAACTCGCTTGTGGGGCAACCGGGTGATGCCCTCATACTTAGCATGATGCGGCGTCTGTACCGCGACAAAGATGAGATCGCATTCGTTGATGAGGTCGCTCACACCGACCAATCTGATGTTGGTCTTATCAAGTAACGCCTGCGCACCTACCTCATGATAGGGCAATTTGCGGGTGTTGAGGGTGGTGACTGTCTGTTCCCCCGGATCATAGCCCATTACCGTATGACCAAGTTGCTCCATCGCAAGAGCACAAGGCAGACCCAACTTACCCAGTCCCATCCAACCGATTTTCATTGAGACCTCACGTTATCATAGTAAACCGAGCACGATGACGTGGATTCTACGTACATTCCGCCATACATAATCTCATGCTCAAGGCACAGCTACTTCCGATCGTCGAACAGCAATAGGATTGTTGATCTACGTGTGGTTAATACGACTGTTCAAGATCTACTAACTCATTCATCATCTCAACCATCGATGGAACATTGAGTTTCGCGTTGAGCGATTTGACAGTGACCAGCGATCGATCACACTTGACCGGCGTTATAGTTGGGATAATCGTCAAACCCAAGTCCCACGCCTCATTGATGAGGCAGATCAGATCGTGCTTAGTGATGACGTGTGGCGCATGAACGTGGAAGGTGCCGGGTTGGTAAAGGTCACCCACAATAATATCACGGAACGCTCGCGCCAACACCCGCGTCGTCACACCGTTCCAGACGTGGTTAGTGTAACCCTCAATTGTTTGCCCACGTTGTGACATGACCCACTCGAGCAACGACAACTTGCCACGTAGCTCGTGACCAATGATGCTGGTGCGAATGACCATTGCATTGCGGGGTTCGCCGCACGCCTTTGAGAGTCCGTAATCATCTTCTGCATCAGGGGTGTCGTTTTCGCTGTAGCCTCCGACTCGACCCGAAAAGACGCAGTCCGACGTCACGTGGATCAACTTGGCACCTACGTGCGTACATTGGGCCTGCAATAACCATGGAAAGATGGCATTGACCATGAACATCTCGCGGCGAGGGGCGAACTTGTTCTGCTTGATGATGCCGATGCAGTTGATGACGTAATCGACATCATGAATCATGTCCAAGGTAGGTTCCAGGGCGTTGAGTTGACTACGTCGGACAGCTTTCACTTCAAGCGTAAGTTCGCGCGACAATACTTCGACCACGGTGTGGCCCAACATGCCGGTGTTGCCCAGGACGATGACCCGGATCGTCACGTGGCACCCAAGACTTCGTGGATCACTCGTGGCACTGACATCCAACCCTCAGCAGACCGTATCACATCGACAGACGTATGTGCAATATCATCGGCTTCGGTGCAGCTCAGTGACGCAATCCGGTTAATTGATGCGACAGCACTATCAACGGTAGTGAAAGGTACGATCAACGGAATCCTGCCGATGCCCCACAGGGACCCCTCGTCGTCGGCCTCGCGCATTGAAAAACACCCGCGCGCGGCGACTTCAATGTCGCGTTGCCACAGTGCGTTGTAGTCGGTGACCCGGCATTGACCATGGCCCGCGTCGATGAGCCAATCGATCTTATCACACCTAATGACCAGCCGCGACGATGATAGTAGCTCCAAGTAGCGCGCGAACGTCGGTTGCACGGGCACTACTTCAACGTTGATGCCGCGCTGTTTCAATGCATCAAAGAAGGTCACGCGACGGGGGTACAGGGTACCGCAAAAGATCGCTTTGTGCGCACGCTGTGACCAAGGTGCCGGCGGCGTGCAATACTTGGGCAGCGTCCACACCTGAATGAACCGCGATGGGATGCCCGCTGACCGTACCAGAGCCGCCCACCAGTGTGACATGTTGAGAAACGTCAGGGGTGATAGGCACGCGTTGATCTTGGCGTAGGAGCCGAAGTACGGCGAGTCGACCAGGAAGTTCTCCCAAGTGTCTTGTTCGTAGATGAACGAGCGCGTGCCCCGTAGAGCAGACGAGACCGTTTGTAAGTTGTTGACCAACGTCCTCAACCTCAAACGACTGATGACGGCGGAGCCGATGGGAATATCACCACGTTCGAGCTCGGCGAGCGTCAAGCGCTTGACATTGAACGACGCGTCGAGCACCTCCGTCAACTGGTGTTGGTAACAGTTGGTCGCTACGTAGTCGAGGTTGTCAACGATGTCGTACAGCTCAACCACGTTTGAACCTCACGCGCTCGATGTAGAGGGTACCCGTCTCATCCTTGATAAAGGCGCTGGGGTAGGGGTGCTCACGGCACCTGATGAAGTCGTAGAGCTGTTGGCACGTAAGATGCTGCAGGCGGTCATGGGTAAGTTCCCCGTCCTTGGGTTGCAAGCGTTTTCTGGGAGCTACGTAGCCCACCTGAGGGTGTTCTGCAACGGTGGGCCAGTCACGGATCAGTTGGCCCAGCAGATCACACGTCACATACGTCAACCGAGCGAACACGTCGTCGAGGTGACCCTCCAACGACAATGGACACTTGTACAACACGGCTCCCCCGTCGAGCTGCGTCGCCGCCCGAAACAGTGTGGCTTGGGTCTCGGTCACCCCGTCGATGATTTGGTGTTGCAGCGGTGAGCCACCAGCGTAAGCAGGTAGGTCGGACGGGTGTACTACGACGACGTAGTGGTCGACGGTGTGTTGGGCAGGTACGATCCAGCTCCAACCCACTAGGGCGACGACGTCCCACGCCTCTTCACGTAGAGCAGCGTCGAGGGCCTTCGGAGATTCCACCAGCTCGATGTCAACCCCTCGCAAACGTTGCAGTTCGGTGTAGGCTGCATGGGCCCAACTCCTGTATCCGGCGAACAACAGTTTCATCGTCATTCCTCAAACGGGTGATCGACGTACCACCATGCCGCATGGGTTGAGAAGTAAACGCTGTTGCCGGTGGCCAGCGCGTCGTAGGGCGTCGTCTTCCAACACAGGTGAGGGGCAAAAGTATCATTGACGTAGACGGTACTAGCTTCTAGCACCGGGGCGTAGGCCTCATAGGTCAAGCCACAGGTGCCGCTGATCGTGGCCCAATTGTCACGTAGCCATGGCAGTGAATTATGAGTGTAGTTCCAGTCGCGGTGTGGAGCGACGCCGGTGACGTTGAAGAATTGGCGCAGTACGTTGGTCTCCCGTTGAATGACATCGAGGGGATTGAGGTCATTGATCGCCGCGAACTCAACACAGCTGGTGTGTAGACCCACCTCAAAGCCGTCGCGTTGGGCATGCAGCAGGTGAGGCAGCACATGGTAGCTCAATGGGTTATACTCGTTGGCCGTCACCCGGACGTAGATCGTCGACCGAGCGCCGGCGGCACGTTCAGCATCGAGGATGGGCCACAATGTCTTGGGCTTGAAGTCGAGATCATGGCGGAGTATCAACACCTGTTTGGTGGGACACCCGGCACTTAGGAATTCTTGCACCGTCATGAAGGTATAGCCTTCGTACAAGGCGAGATCGAGGATCTCTCGATAGCGATTGATGGTGCGGTCAAACGGAGTGTTGGGTGTTGACAGACGGCCCATTGCGTAATCTTACCCCTTCGACGCAGCGATGACACACCTCATGCCAGGCTCCTCATGTGCTGCTCGTACTTCGCCGTCGCCTCGCCGAACGCCACCTGAAACTCGGCGTCGCCATAGTTGAACCTGCGGTGCTGTGCAAAATCGGGTGCCGCCTTGGCCCCCAACAACGCGAAGGCCCTAGTGCGGTCGTGGTACCGCTGGTGGGCCTGCTTCACCTTGGCGATGGTGTCGTGCTGGCCCTTCAATGCCCGGTGCAGGCCGAAGTGAAAGGCCTGCTTGTCAGTCGCGTGGTAGCAGTGGAGGCCTGCCGGCGACAGCGATGCGGGGAGCTCGGCACCGCGTAGCAGCACGTCGTGGCCCGTGTCGACTTGGCGATCGCAGTACAACTCGTCACGAGTGTCATTGAAGGTAACGCGGGGACTGAAGGCATTGAGGCCGTTGATGAGGCCGTCGGTCATGTAGTCGTGGAGCGGCGCCTGCAGGCCGGTGACGCGGGGGTTGGTGGCGAACAGCGCGTAGATGTTGGCCAGCGTGTGATTGGAGATGAGGACAGTGTCGGCATCGACCTTAACGAAGAGGTCGTGGTTGTCACGCGCTTCGCGCCAACCGTGCCACAGCGCGTTGTGGGCCTCCTTCTCGGCCATGTCGGCGCGGATCAGGTGGGTGACGACGACGCCTTCCTGTTCCTGAATGCGAGCGACGCAGGCCTGAAAATCGCCCTCCTTGACGTACATGGTGCCGACGAAGATGCGGGGGAGCTGCATCATCTCGCGCGCCAATCGCTGTTGAGCATATACATCAACACGTGGTCGTGGTACTGCCCGTCGCGGTAGAGGCCCTGCGTCAGGCGGCCCTCTTCCTTGAAGCCCAGGCCCTGGTAGATGTGACGGGCGATGGTGTTGAATTCGGCCGTCGACAGGCCCACCCGGTGCAATTGCAGCTCGTCGAAGCACTTATCGAGCATCCGCGTCCACATGAATTTGGCATAGCCGCTACCTCGGCGAGAGGTGTGGATGTCGCCGCCCAACACGCAACAGCGGTTGTCGGTGTCAACGTCGTAGAACTTGGCGAGGCCCACCTTGGTGCCACCTACCTCGAAGATCATTCGCAATTGCGATGAATTGTTGCGGATTCCCTCCCACCAAAGGTAGTGTTGTGCCGCGGTGATGGGCCGCGGGTGGGTGACGTTGCGCAGGACCGCAGGATCATTGTGTAGCTCGATGAGCCATTCATGGTCACCGTCGACGATCGGGCGGAGCTGCATGTAATCAGGAACTTGAACATTCATGTCGTCAGCTCCTTGACACGTTGGGCGATGTGACGAACATCGTCGCCGTCGAGCCACCAACCAACAGGCAGTGACAACTGGCGCGCGCTAAACTGGCGAACGCCTGGTAGCTCGGCCTTAAACGGCGCGAAGCAGGTGTAGGTGTCATTGGGTACGTGGACGACACCGGCGTGAATGCCCTCGGCATTGAGGGCAGCCAACAGCTCATCACGTGACAATTTAGCCTCGGGAGCGACCAACACCGTGTAGACCCAAGCGCTGGTTATTGCACCGTCGTATTTTAGTGTGGGCCTGACGAGTGTGAAGTCGCTGAACAGGCTGTCGTACAGTCCCGCGTTGGCCCGGTGTGCGGCGACGAGGCGATCGATGTGAGGTAGCTGTGACAAACCAATCGCGGCGGCGACGTTGTTCATGTTGAACTTGTATCCCGCCTCGACGATGTCGGCATCCCACTGTTGACCCCTCCAATTACCATTCTCATCCTTGGTCACGTCGCGGTCAAGACCGAACCACTTCATCGCTTTGGCGCGGCAAAAGTCAGTATTTGCATGTAAACGTGCATGATCCTCACTCCAACTACAAACTAGCGCGCCGCCGTCGCCTGTGGTGAAGTGCTTGATGGCTTGAAAGCTATAACAGGTGAAATCAGCCCAGGCCCATATGGGCATGTCGTGGTATTTGGCATCAAAAGCATGGGCGGCATCAAGAATGAGTTTAATTGACTGATCCGGCGGATCACTTGGAATACGATAATACAACTCACTGAGGTTAGGCGGCGAACCACCCCAGGCGACGGCCATGATGGCCTTCGTCTTACTGGTGATTTTCTGCTTGACGGAACACGGGTCGATCATACCGGTGTTGGGATCAATGTCTGCCCAAACGATGTTGGCACCCAGGTTGATGATGGGGGTGTTGGTCGCCACACATGTCATCGGGGTGCTGATCACCTCGTCGCCTGGGCCCACTCCCGCCAACTTTAAGGCCATGGTGAGGGCGCTGGTGCAGCTGTTTGTTACACACAATCTCCCAAGAGTTTTTCTTGGGGAGTTGTTAATAACCAAATCCGTGTCCCATCGTCTTGACAGGGCCTGCGTCAACTGCGTCACCTGCGCACCCTCATTGATGTAGCCCGACGCGAAGACCGTCGCAATCTCGGCCAGCGCGCTAGCGGCGGGTACGTGCACTTTGAACAGCGGGTAATCCTTCACGTGCCCCTCTTGGTCATGATCTCCTCGACGTTGGGACCCTTGAAGCTGTCGAGCGGCATGCTGAAGATGCCCAGCTCGTCGAGCTTGGCCTCGAGCTGTGCCTTTGTCAGTACCGCGTCGTTGCTACTGTAGGTGAAGCGAGTGCCGCCGGCAGGCACGTGGGCGGGTCCAATGACGTAGTGTGTCTGGCGGATGGGTCGCGTCCTGACCGACTCCGATTCGTTGACCAAGTCCTCGTGCAGCTTCTCGCCCGGGCGCAGGCCGATGACCTTGATGGGCTTGTTGTAGCGGGAGGCAAAGAGGTCGGCGAGGTCGCCGATCCGCATTGCGGGGAGCCGTGGGATCCACGTGTCGCCGCTCTTACCCATGGCTAGCGCCGCCTCAATGAGGTCCACGCTCTGGTCTAGCGTCATCAGGTACCGCGTCATGTCGGGGTCGGTGATCGTCAACGCGGGGGCGTGTTCGGCCTGGTACTTGAACAGCGGGATGATGCTACCCCGCGACTCCAACACGTTGCCGTAGCGGGTGCACATGAACGCGGGCCCAGGCGACTGTGCGGCCTGACTGGTGATCAAGCGTTCCGACGTCGCCTTGCACATGCCGTAGACGTTGACGGGTGAACAGGCCTTGTCGGTGCTGACGAACAGCACGTTTTCGATGTTGGGTCGGATCAGGTTGTGGTCGCGGACGGCGCGGACAACGTGCTGCGTGCCCGTCAAGTTGGTGGCGACGCTCTCGTTCGGGCTCAACTCACAGGTGTCGACTTGCTTGAGTGCAGCGGCAATGATGATGGTGGTGGGCTCGACCTGATCGATGACCTCGCGGACACGAGCGGCATCGCGGATGTCACCGACCAAGAACCGCGGTTGGTTGATGTTGGTGCAACCGTGAAATTCGTTGCGCAAAGCCCAGTGCTTCGCTTCGTCACGAGAATAGACGTAGACAAAGCGCTCAGGCGACCACCGCTCAATCAACTTACGACCCAGCGATCCCGTGCCGCCGAAGATCAGGATCCTTGACATGGCGGAATCCTACTTCACTCGATTGACAGTGTACTCGCTGCGTGGCGTGATGGATGCATAGCGCGTCGATTGGTAACCCAACCGCTTCAACTCATCGGGTGACGACCATGAGCCCGTCGGAGTGCCCGAGCCGTACGGATTGAGGGGACAGTTGAAGATGCCCCCGTCGAGCAGGGCGATGTACGGGTACGGGTGCTGGTCGTGGTACAGGCGCTGAAAGTCGAGCTCGGTGAACTGTGGACGCTTGCGTAGCTCGGCGAAGGCCTCCAACATTGCCGGGTAGCGGTTGAGGGCGGGCAACTGCGTTAGGAAATTGGTGCGCCAGAAGCTGGCATCGAGGTGATCGTGGACGACGCCGCGTCCCGTCACCTTGTTGGTGTGGGATTGCCACAGCGCCGACCGCGAGTCAGGCCGCGGGTGATCCTTGTCGTACAGGTGCATGTTGGCGACGGAATACTCGTGCAACCGCACTGCACCCAGGTCCGGGTGGTGGTCGAGCAGTGCGACGGCATCGTGCACTCGCGGGAAAGCATAGTGTACCATGTCGCTCTCGATGATGTAGGTGTAGTCGGGTGGAGTACCCTGCAATTGGTCGAGCCACCAGTCGATCGCGCTCCAATAACCCACGTTGCGGTTGGAGTAGAACACGTGGTCAAAGTTGGCGCGGAGCAGTTCACTGACACCCGGCACCGTCGACGCATTGTCAAAGACGGCTAGCCGTTCGCGTAGTTCAGGTGCCTGTTCCTGTAGGTTAGCGACGACCTGTCTAAGGATGTCAGCGCGGGCAGGTTCAAGGCAACACGTCACCAATAGGCATGCGACGGTGCCCATTACAGGCTCGCCAGCAGGTCGCGGTAGGGTTTAAAACCTTCTGGCAATTTCCATGTTTCAACGTTGGGGATGGCAGGGGTGGCCAACGACACGTCAGCGTTGATGGCCGATGCAGGCAATACCTGCTCGGCGATGCCGACCGGTGTGCTGACGACAGGAGTGCCCGTCAGGCCACATTCAATCAGTGCTTGAGGCCCACCTTCTTGCCGCGCAGTGACGGCATAGAGGTCGAGTGTCTGGTAGAGTTCATTGATGGTGGCCTGTGGCGGCCGCTCGAAGTAGGTGTAGGGCACTCCCGCGTGTTCAAGGCGGTTGATGACGTACTGGCGCCGCCAACCCGCCAAGACGACGTGGAGGGGCAACCGGGTGGTGTTGAGCCGGTGCTCGACGAAGTCAGCAAACCTGTCCGGACCTTTTTCCCACTTGGGTGTCTTGAGGTCGTGGCCTTCGGTATCACGCTGAAAATTGCCTACCAAGTACCCCGCCTCGGGCAACCCGTGTTTTTTCCTGAGGTCAATGGAGGGCTTGGCAAGGGGCCTGACCTCGCCGGTGCGGTGCCAAGTGTGCTGATTGGCCCAATAGGGCAATTGGTAGATGGGCTTTCCTGTAAACGGGCGGATGAAGCCATTCGTTCTCAAGTTGTAGACGTGGTAGGCATCGACGAAACGATCGCGGGCACGGAAAGCGGCCTCATCGAACTTCTCGGGCACGAAGTGGTGGCAGGTGACCAGTACCTTGCGTGACGACAGCAGGTGGAGCGGCACCTGATCCGAGCACCAGTCGGCCAACAACCAGACAATTGACGCATCGGTGGGATTGTCAACGCTGATGTCAGCGTTGTCGGCGTACCACTCCTTGACGAACTGGTCAACACACCAGTCTTCCCGCGGCGCAAGTACGAAAACCTTTGACATGTGATCGACTATACTCCGTCCTTAAAAGAAGTGAGCGCTTTGCGCCACACGTTGGATACCACTCGATATTGATCAGCGTGATCAGTGAATGTTGGGTGCCACGGTTGACGTCTTGCCAAATCCACGTCGCGCAGGTGCACTAGTGCCAGCTCTTCATCAACCGGTGCATCACCCATCTTCCTGCCGTTGACGTAGATGGTGTGGCTACCCTTGGCCCAATCGAGTGGTACCTTGCTGATCAACGTCTTGTCGTACTGTGGCGCTCTCCACGCCTTAAGGCGGTGACGTAACACGTCACAGGTATTCTCCAACACAGGTTCACTGTCAACTTGGTGCACTACACCCCAACCCTTGGCTCGCACGTAGTCACGCTCCGACGCCAAGAACATGTCGCAGTATTGACGTAGGTTGTCACCCGTCTCGGGCACTAAATACTCATCGGCGTCGGCAAACACCACGACACGGTGGCCTCGCAGGTAGATGCGTTGAAAGCACTTGACGACGTTAGTGCACCATGCCCAATCGGC